TCATAATATTTTTTTCGTGTTTCACGGACAGAACTTGATTTTTTACTATAATAATTCTTCATTGCCTTTAATTGAGCATCACTTGTTTTTGGCTTTGCTTCAATTTTGCAGTATAATAAATTTATTAATTCTATTAATTCTTCTTTAGATCTAATTGCTAAGTCCTCATTAGATAATTTTTCTTGTATTTGCGCCATATTTTTTATAAAAAAAATGTGTTTATACTATATAAATAACTATATATTTTTTGATATGTATATTTAATTTAAAGCCGGCATCTTCTTATAAAATATTCTTTTTTTGGAAATTTTGGGGTCGGTGGAAAATTTAACTCGGTTAAATTTGTCCGTTTTTGAAATTGTAATTTGTAGGAAATTGAGTGTAGTTCTGTGGGCGCAGAATCAAATGCCAAACTCATGGAGGTTGGGGCATAATAAGCCGCAATAAGATCCATTAACATAAATATAGAATGCAATGCAATTCCTCTCTTTCTATGGTGTTGTGTTATTTCTATATTAGACATTAAAATAATTGCATCTGATACGGCAGATAAATCTAATTTAATATCGCCAATTTTTTCACCATTGTATGATATGATTACCAATTTTCTATTATTTTCAAAATGTAGGGATAATTTCTTTAGAATTGAAGCATCGGGCTTTAGAATTGAAGCGTCCAGCTTTATAATTGAAGCGTCCAATTTTGCATCCAATACTTTAATTGCTATTGGCTCTACTGATGGAGCCAATCCAAAATGCGGAAATATAACAGAATTTTTTATCCATAGATAATAATCTTTTATAAATGCCTCATTAGTAATATTATTTTTTGCTAACTTTGTCCAATTCCAAGCATTGTACAATATGGGTATATACTGCGCCCCCTTTAAAATAAATTTAATATCAATTACTATATTTAAAAAACCGGAGTTAGCTTCATTGTATGGTTTAATGCCATCATACATTAATAAAATGTCCGCAAATGTTTTTATAAAATTGTTTAGAATTGTTTTATCATTTGCAATATTAGCAAGTTTGCCGCTTTTAAAATCATCTGGCCAATTATATGTCGTACTGGTTTTATAATTGGGTAAACAAACATCTTTTTCATTTATTTTATCAATGGAATATTTTGCATTTGCCACTAATGGTTTTTTTGTATCAAAGCAAAAGAATTTTATTACGCCATTACCAGATATATAAATCATTAAATAACATCGCAGTATCATTAGTTTACCCTCCATTAAAAATGGATCATTATATTCTTCTACTAAATATCTTTCATCCAATAATTTAGATTCTATGTTTCCATCTTGTATTAATTGCGTTCTCGTTTGATAATCATATATTTGAACTTTTTTATCTGAATCTGGTTTAATAACTCTTTGGTCAAATATTGCAACCGCATAATTATGTAAATCTTGAGAATAATACCATTTTTTAAATGTTGATATTAACCATAATATTTTTAATTGTAGTGTGGATTTTAATTCAGCGCCTTGGTATATAAATGCCTCATTATATTTAGTCCCAGTTGACCTCTCTATATCTTCTGCAGTGTCATCCAATAAATTAAATAAAAGATGAACAAATTGCGAATTTGAATATACCATATGTGATTCAATATGCGATATTAAATCTATATTATATCTTGAATTATGTATTATCTTATATGTCAATAATTTATTATTATTTATGTCAATAATACGTTTGTAATAATTGCCCTTGTATTTAATAGTTCTTTCATAATCCCCATCCGCATTTTCTGTAAAAAATAATTTTTTTGCAATATTGGTCAAATATTTATTTTTATTTTTTATATATATTTTTGGATTTTTATTATTGATAAATTCAATAGCGGCTAATATTTCTAATAATTGAGCAATCATTGCAGTTGCAATTCCGCGATTTTGATATTCTTTTATAATGGCTATTTCAATTGAGTTTTCACCATATAAAACATCTGCGTTGTTTTTGCCATCTAAAACATCTGCGTTGTTTTCGCCATCTAAAACAATATAGCCAATTATTTTTACCCCACAACCAATTAAAAAAAATTTTGAACCATTTGAAATAAAATGCTCCAATGGGTATATTTTATTATAAAAATGAAACTTTTTTGCTTCTTCTATTTCTGCATCGGTTGCATCTGGGATTAACGTACAGCAGTTTTTTCCAGTTAATATATTTGCATATTTAGACAATACGCCATTGCCAATAAACTCTGCCGCCTCATTTGGCCATCTAGTAATCCCAAGGTGTGGAAATACTGTATGTTGCAAAATAAAAGAAAATAAATTATATGAAAATTTTTCATTATATTCCACCCAACCTCCCTTTTCACCATATTCATCAAATCGAGGGCGCCTATTTATTTCTAAAATATATATTTTATTGTCATCTGTTAATAAAATATCGGCGCCATATAATTGATATCCGGCATCAGTTTCTTCATAATTTTTTAAGCCAATCATAGATAATGCTAAACAAGTCACATTTATACAAGATTGCAAATTTGTTTTTATTTCTTCATATTTATTTATATCATCCGGCCACTTATATCTTTTAGATGTCATATGGCCTCCAGATATATGTATGTCTGGATTTAACCAATCGCTAGCAATATATTTTTCTTTTGCTGTCATAATTCTATATTCATCATATGCCGTACATCTAGTAATTCCCAATATAACGCTTACTAAAAAATAGACTCGCAAATGAAATTTTTTTCCATCAATTGTCATTGGATTTGATATATATTCTGATATAATTCCATTATCATTATTTATATTTAATTCTTTTTTTGCGAGCAAATATGATTCTTTAGAATCAATTACTTTAACCCCCTCTTGATGACTTGTATTTATTTTTTTCAAAATTAATGGATATTTTATTAAATTGCTATTAATTGCAATATCAGCATCTGATATTGTATATGTTGGTGGTATATATTGAATTCCCAATGGAATAAGTCTCCTAATTGTTTTATATAATTCATTTTTTCCAATACTATGTCCATTTAAAAAGTTTTTAATAGATGCATGTTGTTTCATAAATAATGGACTAATATCCCAAAATTTGCCTTGCTTATCTTTATATCCAGAGCCAAGACCGCCTATTGAATAGTGTACTCGATCAGATACTGGTTTTTCCATAAAGGCAATTTTATTATTTTCTCCACACTGCGATAGTATCTTTCTCAATTGTGAATAATCTAATCCATTTTTTTCACCACTTATGGTATAACGCATTTCGGCTCGGACAAATTCAATAAAATTGAATTTTCCATGCTTGTGAAATTCTATCGAATTTCCCCTGCTACGATCCTGCATAGCGGTCGCATTTATTATTTCGGCCTGCATAGTTGGCTCTATGGTATACCTCGCCCCTTTGCCATTTTTGTTAACGTTTGAAGTCCCCCCTATATAGCGCAAAGGAAATTTATTTGGTTCAAAATGACATATAATAAATGATATAATCAATATCAAAAGTAAAAATAATATAAATAATATAACCATCTTATATTTATATTAATAGATCACATTTAAAAAAATATATTTGAATGTATATAATAAATAATTATATAGGGTTGTAGCAAGGGGGTTTTAACAAAGTTAAAGACTCCAAGCAAATAATATATATGGATGAAATTGCCGATATGGATAAAGAGCTATTTATTATACTTGCAATAATTAATCCGCGGTTAGCAATTAAAGAGAAAATAAATTATATATTACAAAGAAAAAATGAGATTGATATCAATTATATTGCTGAGATCGACCATAATAGTGATATTATCTACAAGAACACAATATTATTAGTGGCATGTCAAATAGATAGTATTCCATTGGTAAAATTTTTATTGGATGAATTTCCAGAAATAAAAGTTCAATCAAATGATGCATTATTAGATCCTCTTATTTGCTGTATGAAAACAAATAAAAGTCCATATATTATTAAATTATTATTACAAAAAGTAAATCTAAAAGAATATTTATTACAACCATCAGATCCCGATTCTGAATCAACCCCATATCCAATTATTATGGAACTATTTTTATATTTTATACGTATGAAAGAAGATAATAATGAGCATGCACAATTTAGTAAAATTGATGATGAAGTATTTGATATGATTATGGCATCCGATCGATTATCGGTATTATTGGATAATAAATATAAATCGGAACTTTATTCTCTATTAAAAGATTATATTGTAAATGAAAAACAAATTGGCTCAGTATTATTTGTTAAATTATTAATATATATAGACACATTTTATGAGTTTGAAGAAATTCTATTTCCAAATCATTTGAGAGCAGATTATTTGGATTTATCTGATTATGATATTAATCCAATTTTACAAGAAAATAAAATGATTCAATCAATTACTAATATATTTAATGGTAGTATTACTTTAAGTGATTATATGTTAAAATACCCAGAAGGAAAATTTTGCTTTTCTCAAAAATTTATAGATAAATATTCAATTACATATTCTCCATTACATATTTTAATTGTATCATTTACTATTAATATCCCATCAAATGATACATCAAATGATACATCAAATAATCCATTTTATGATAATATTATAGCAATATCTAGAATGATTTCTATTGATCCGCAAATTTTAACATTAAAAGTGAAACTTTTATCCACTCATGGAAATAAATTACCACCAACAACTCCATTAGAATTTGCCATCTATATATATCATGAACAGTTGTGTCAAAAAAAACAACTATTAGCGAGATTATTCTATAATCTCATTTTAGCACTTATAGAAATAGGGGCAAATATAAATATTTCTAAGCAATTAATAAAGACAATTATAAAAAATGATCGAGAATTTAATGAACGCAACTTATTACAAATTTTTGTAAAAATGGGTTCAATGCGGGCAAATACATATTATAAAAAATTTGATTATGTATATTGTGTGCATTGCGGTTGCGATGAATCTAGTTATATATGTAGCGGATGTAACACTATTAAATATTGCTCACCCGAATGTCAAACAAATAATTGGAAGTGGCATAAAAAATGCTGTAAAAAATTAAATCCACTATCTTTGTAATTTTGCAAAAATGCCAGCTTTGAGTTGCTCAATTACAGCATTGGTGCCTTTCAGATTACTCATTGAAATTTGATATATCGCAAGTCTCTTATTTTCTTGAGTTGCGCTATTGCAGTCAAAATGTGATTGCGTCCAGATAACTGAATAGTCGCGCCACCCCTCTTGTATCACTTTAACAGTGCAAACATATTCATTATTTAGATAAATGTTAACACTAGTAATATCCGCAGAAACTGCTTTATATCCCAATTTATTTTCAGCATTAAAATCAGTTTGAAATCTTATTGTGGGAGATTTTT